TCTGATACTGAATCGGCGGTTTCTGCGGAGAATTCTCTGCCTTCCTCGTCTCTGTATGTCAGGAAGTAGGAATTTGTCCTTCCGTAGCTTTCGTGGTCAAGCCAGGAAACATACGGTACAGCGTCCTTCGGGATGTACTTCAGGAGCCGCTTCTCTACGGATACGATGTTCATTGTTCGTTCCTCCTTTCGATCACGCCCAGCTCGGGGCGAAAATGTTTCCGGATTCGTCAACGTAGCAGATCGATTTTGCAATGTACTTGTAGTACTCTCTGCAATGGCCGGTCTTGCCGTTTGAACCGTCCGGAACCTGGTACGCTTTTTCAGTCTCTCCGACCGGGAAGATCTGGACGGTGCAGCTCGTCTTGCTCGGACTGAACTTTCGTCTTGCGCGGGCTGGCTTTTCGATCACTTCTGTGGAGTAGAGGCGAATGCGCTTGCCTTCATCGTCAAGGTCATCAGTCACGAGGCAGAACGCTTCATGCCGCTGATCCCAGAATGTTTCGAGGCGGTTTGCTTTATAGCCGTTGCTGAAGGCTACAAGCTGGTTGCTCTTGAGTTCCATCGTTGTTGTCCTCCTCTCATTTCCGGCTTTGCCGGTTCCAAGGTTCCGGATCAGAGCCCTGGCACCGACCAGCTGGTGCTGGTCTGGTTGGTTAGCAGAGGACGCCTTCGTGATCGCTCCAGGTGGGATTGTAGGCGACGTGGAAATCATTCCGGCTGATCAGTTCCCAGCAGCCCTTCCGGTTGCTCTGCATCTTTTCGTCGTAGATGATGCAGTCATTCTCGATCCGATCCGTCCGCTCGTAGAGGTTCAGGCACCAGACTGTCTTCTCGTCGAAGAACTCGTCACACATCGCCAGCGCTTCGTAAATGTCATCGGCGAAGACCATTTCTACTTCAATCGTCAGGGGCTTGTAGCTGGCCTTGTAGTCGATACCGACCGCGAACCTCGGAGCCTCGTTGATCATCTTCTTGGTGTACTTCATCTTGGTTCTCCTTTCTGGCTGTTCTGGGTGCCACCCTCCTGATGGCTGTATCATATCACGGGTGCCACCCATCTGTCAACACTTTTTTTAAGCTTTTTTGAGAAGCCTCAAACGCTTATCCAGCAACGGATAGCGGCCACGAGCCTGCCCTGACAGCAAAAAAATCTGCGAAAATCTCAAAAAAAATTTCTGGGCACTCGCCCTCCCTGCCAGGAATCCAACATCTTGTACCGTTCAAAAAATTACACACAAGGTGTTGACAATAGCAGTATTGACAGCTATAATCTGCTATAGTGATATATCTATATCAACCAAGCACCTACCAAACACCAACCAAGTAGGTGCTTTTCTTATTCCAATCTCACACTATAAACCTATAGCTCAAAGCACATCCAGTCTCTGTCCCTTATCCCTTATACAGCAAAACAAAGCACACAGGGATAAATCAGCAGAAGAGGAAATGCATAGAATCGAGAGAGAGTGAGCACCCCGCCAGGGGAGAGAGGAGGCCGAGCATGCGAAGGGTGACGACGCCGGACCTGACGATCGATCAGATGCGATACGTCAAGATGCTGGCCAATGGATACATCACTTCTGAGATCGTACAGGAAATCTGGGGAGTCACGAGGGCTGACGATCCGAAAGCCTACCATAACTACGAAGTGAAGCTGTCCCGCTGGCGGAAACATCCGAAGTTTGACGAAGCATGGAAGGAAGAACTTCGGAGCTTTGATTACTCCGATTACAGTCTGTCGCGGAAAGTGCTTCGTAAAGCCATGAGGCAGGAAGCAGATCCCTGGCTGTCGATGCAGTCAGCAGTCAACGTCATGAACAGCTCCGGAAAGCGGATCTATGGAGACGAGGACAGAGCAGTCACCGTCAAGGTGGAAGGACTGCCGGAGATCGGCTCTCCCGACCAAGAGTAACCAACTATTCCGAAAACAATAGTTTAGCGAATAGTTGACCACAAGATATAGCAGTATCATGTGGTGAGGTACACAAGGCAGGAGATTATGCAGTCGATATGCACGAATCAGCCCGGTTTATGCATTATTTGCAGAGCCAGCAGGCAGGGCAGGACGAGCCGCCAGCCAGCCAGAATGATGGGAGCGGCCAGCCCCTGGCAGCAGGGAGGAGGCACAGCCTCCCCGCCGGACAGGGAGCAGGCAACAGCCCAGCACCAGGCCAGCCGTCCAGCCAGCCAGCCCCGCCCCGCCAGCCGGAGCCCCGGCCCCGCCGCCCAGCGCCGCGCCGAGCAGCAGCCGCCGCCGGTCCGTAGGGTGGGGAGGGGTGGTCGCCGATCTGAGCCGGGGGGGTCGAATCGTGCCAGAGACTCCCGCGCTCCGGCGACGATAGCGTTTTGAGCATGGCCTCCCCGATACCTCTTCCCGTGGGGGTCAAAATTAAATCATCAGCACAGGGCAGGACAACCCCATGCCCTGACAGTTTTTGAAACCATCAGGGCAGGACTTAGCAACACCCTGGCCTGATAGTTTATAAAGCCATCAGAGAGAGTTTTCATCCATGCAGCACCTCCATAACGCCGTATTGGTTTTGTCTCTCTGATGGTTTTCCTCCATAGTCGCCAGAGTGGCACCGACGAGTCGCCAGAGTGGCACATGGAGGATTTTTTGCTGCCAGTATGATCCGGGGGCCGAATGGCTCCGACATGACGGCGGTGGATGGATCCTGGCGGCTTTTCTTTTGCTCACCATTAGGCTCTGCGGGGGCTTTTCGCGTGAGGGTTCCTCCTGAAAGTTCCGTACAACCAGAGCAAGAGGGCCGGAGCTTTTTCACCTTTCTCCCCGGCCCTCCCCGCAGAGTCCTTTACAAGACGACGTGGTTTAACTGGAAAAACGCCAACTCGATTCGTGTGCAAACCAGCTGGGCACTTGTCGAGTTGAATTGCGAAAGTTACTGGATCGGTACGCAGGATTGCCGGAAGGGCTATAACGGAAGGTAAGCGCCCCGAGATGGGGGAATGCTGCCGGACTACTTTCCGACTTTGATGTAAGTCGCGCCGACAGGGCCGGGTAGCAAGGAGATTCTGGTTCGAGTCCAGACGTCGTCAATTTTTGAGGTGTTCCCTGATGGCAAACGTCACGATCAACTATCAGCCGACGCCGAAGCAGGCGATGTTCCACGCGAGCAAGGCGAACGAGATCCTGTACGGCGGCGCTGCTGGCGGCGGGAAGACGAAGGCGCTGATCATGGACGCGCTGTTCCGCTGTTTGCAGAACCCGGGGACGACGGCGGTCGTGTTCCGGCGCAGCTACGGCGAGCTGGAGGACACGGACATTAAGGAAGCGCAGGCCTCCTATCCGGAGAAGCTGGCGACATACAACGCAGGCCGCCATGAGTTCCGGCTGGTGAACGGGAGCAAGATCCTGTTCCGGCACTGCGAGAACGAGGCTGACCGGTTCAAGTACAGCGGTATTGAAATCCAGTTCCTGTACTTTGACGAGCTGACGAGTTTCGAGCAGACGATCTACGACTTCCTGAAGACCCGCCTGAGGGCAAAGAAGAGCCTGGGCGTCGTACCGATTGTCCGCTCTGCCAGCAACCCGGGAAACATCGGGCATGGCTGGGTGAAGAAGATGTTCGTGGATGCCGGACCCTACATGAGCATTCAGGAACAGCGGATCTATTCCGAGGCGCTGCACAAGGAGCGGGTGATCCGGACACAGTACATCCCATCCCTGGCGATGGAGAATCCGTACATCACGGAAGACTACATCTTCGAGCTGGAGCAGAAGCCTGAAGCGCTGAAGCAGGCCCTCCTGATGGGATCCTGGTCCTCCTTTGAGGGCATGGTCTTCCAGGAATGGAAGGACGACAGGGGACACTACCAGGACAGGAAATGGACCCACGTCATCGAGCCTTTCGAGATCCCCTCGGACTGGCCGCGATACTTCGGGTTCGACCACGGATATAGCAAGCCGTTCAGCTGCGGCTGGTATGCGATGGGCCCTGACGGCTGTCTCTACCGCTACCGCGAATGGTACGGCTGCAAACCCCGCCAGGCGAATGTCGGGATCGAGCTGACCCCGGTACAGATCTCTGATGGCATTCTTGAAAGGGAGCAGCAGGAGATCAGCGAGAACATCCGGGTGCTTCGGGTCGCCGACCCAGCGATCTTCGACAAGAGCCGGGGCGACAGCGTCGCAGACCAGATGTCCCCCGGGTACATGGGCCGCCGCCAGGGCGTCCTGTTCAGCAAGGGCGATCACGCCCGAATCGCAGGGAAAATGCAGGTCCACGAGCGGCTGCGGTTTGACGAGAACGGCAGGCCGAAGCTACAGGTGTTCAATACCTGCAAGGAATTCATCCGGACTTTCCCGACACTTCCTTACTCAACCAAGAAGCCGGAGGACATTGACTCCGACGCAGAAGACCACATCTACGACGAACTGCGGTACGTCTGCATGGACCACCCGGTGGCGGCTACCAAGAAACCGCCGAGGGAGTACAAGCCATGGAGCCCGCTGGACGAATGACATTAACGGTGCGGGGCCGCGTGCAAAATAAAAAAATGAGAAGGAGGGACTCCCCTGTCCACTATTTTCATTTTACCCCGCACCGTTAATCATATTGAGGTGATCGTATGACGGATAAAGAAAAGGAGCTGCTGGACGAAGAGATCCTGGACGAAGAGCAGCCGCTGGAGGAAGAAGACCGCGACCTGCTGGACACGATCTACGACCGGCTTGACATCTTTGAGCAGCAGAACCGGCAATACCACGAGGCCGCCAGGAACTGCCGCCAGGTGCTGCACATGCAGGATCCGGAGCAGGACAATCCGGAAACCCTGGAGCGGAACGGGAAGGAAACCCTCCAGCTCCAGACGCTGAAGAGCACGATCAACAACGTGGTCGCGGACCAGATGCTGAGTATGCCGGAGGCGAAGGTTGTTCCCGAGACGCCTGAGATGCAGGAAGCGGCGGACGATCTCCAGGACATCCTGCACTATATCACCTACTGCGCGAACGACTATGAGCAGCTGCACTACCGCCGCTGTGAGGACTTCTACTGCACCGGGACGGCGATCACGCAGATTGCCTGGGATCCGGACATGAACTACGGCAAGGGCGAGATCGCGCTGATCCGCTGGCCGGTGGAAGCCTTCCTGTGGGATCCGACCGCAGTGCGGC